GAAAATCTTTTAAGGCTCGTCATGCAAAGAACATAGCTAAAGGGAAATGCTCTGCAGCGTATTGGGCTAATAAAGAAAAATGGTAAGTTAATGAAATTAGGTAAGGATACAGATGTTAACTTAACCCTTGAGTCTCTTGGGATGGTAGGGTTTTTTATATTTAGCCTAGTGGCGATGTGGTTTAGTCTTCAAGCTGACATAGCAGAAGCTAAAGAGCTACCTAAGCCTAGTGACCCTGAGATTACAAGGATAGAGTTTGACATGAAGGACAGGCTTATTAGGCAGACTATTATGTCTACACAAGAAGATGTTACTGAAATCAAGGATGATATAAAACTTATCAAACAAAAGCTTTATGAATAAACTCCTACTCACATTACTTCTATCATTAATCTCATTAACAGCAAAGGGTCAATCCTCAATAGGGGTTGATAACTTTGATTGGGAGATAAGAAGGGGTGTGGTAGTAGTAGAGTTTTGGGCAGGATGGAACAGAGGGAATGAGATACTATTCTTACATGAACTAAACAACTGCAAAGCATATAGGCATATTATAAAAAGAGACAGGTCAATATTAGAAAGGTTTAAAGTATCTACAGCTCCAACACTAATAGTTTTTAAAGACGGAGAGGAGCAGTACAGATTCACCCCAAACATAATGTTGAAGGTAACCGCAACAAGACAACAAGTACAATCAGCTATCAACGATTTATAATTAAAACAATGATTACCATTTGCTCATCAGTAGTGCTATCAACAGTAATATTAAGCTACGTTTATTGTGGAGGAAGATAAGTTAAACATATCGGAAGGCTCTAAGATTAATCTAGATGTAAAAACCCTTATTAGTATTGTCGTAGGTATTGTTTCTATGGCGGGGATATGGTTTACTCTTACCGCTGAGATAGCTCAGTTGCAGTTAGACGTAGTTCGCATGCAGGACGCTGTACATCTTAACGAAGAGTTTAGAATAAAGTGGCCTCGTGGTGAGATGGGTGCATTGCCTGATGATGCAAAGCAAGACCTTAGAATTTCGTATCTTCAAAAAGACGTAGACTACCTAAGAACTGTAGTCAAAGAATTAGAAATAACCCAAGCAAAAAATCAAGTAGATGAGATTAAGTAAGAACTTTGTATTGTCTGAAATAACACATAGCAATACAGCTAAAAGATTAGGGATAAAAAATGAACCTACGAAAGACCATCTTAAGAATCTCCAACTCCTTATCAGAGGTGTGGTACAGCCTGTTCGTGATGGGGTTGGTGCTATCAGGGTTAGTAGTGGTTATCGCAACCCGACACTCAATGAGGCGATTGGCGGAAGCTCTCGCAGTCAGCATTGTAAAGGTCAAGCGGTGGACATCCAACATTGGTCAAAAGGTCAGATGGATAATAAAAAAATTTACGACTATATTCTAGATAACGATATTGAGTTCGACCAAATGATTAACGAGTTTGATTACTCATGGATTCATATTTCCTTTAACGAAGAAAAAAACCGCAAGCAAGTTCTAGAGGCTTATAAGGACGTAAACAATAAGACAGCTTACAAGCATCCTAGTGATAATATAAGAACATTATGATAAAGACAATTATACAGAGCCTCGTAGGACAAGCTTCTACAATTATTGACGAAGTAGTTACTACAGATGAAGAAAGAATACAACTTAAGCAACAGTTTGAGAAAGCTGTTAAGGAGCATGAAAAGGATATGTTTGCCCTCGAAGTTAAAGACAGAGATAGTGCACGAGAGATATATAAAGATGATGCTATTATACAGAAGGTATTAGCGATAATATTTACCGTAGCTTATTTCTTTTTGTCTTACACGATGTTTAAGTACTTTGTACTTAACACACTAGAGCTTTCAGATTACGAGATAGGATTTATTAGTACAGTGTTTGGTGCTATGAGTAGTAAGGTAAATACGATAATTGATTTCTTCTTCGGTGGCTCTTCAAAAAAGTAAACCATGAAAAATTAATTTGTATCTTTGCTGTACTAAATTAAATCAAATGAAAAAGTTAGAACAACAAGAGTTAGACACGCTACAAGAGTCTATGAAGAAGTACAATGAATGTAAGATGCAGTTGGGAGAAACTGTCTTACGTCAGCAGGCTTTAATGATGCAGGTTACAATGATTCAGAAGGAGTCAAAATCTTTCGAGGATTTATTGATAAATAAGTACGGTCAAGACTCAGTGATAGATATGAAAACCGGGGAGGTAAAGCCTTCTGAAAAAAAATAAGATATGCCAAAAATTAGCACATACTTTAACTCACCACCCTTATTTACAGACAAGGTAATAGGTACTGTTGCATCTAGTAATAATGAAACTAAAAACTTTAGTTTGCAAGATGTTATGCAGAAGTTTAACAATTCTGTTGTGCCTGCTACTGCAACATCAACAGGTGTTAGGGGTCAATTTGCTTCAGACGCTACGCACTTGTATATATGCACAGCTACTGACACTTGGAAAAGAGTAGCTATAGCAACATTCTAGGGTTATGGATATTAGAAAAATATCTGTAGGCCCTGACTACAAGTCGGGAGCTATGCATTACCTTGTAGGGCAGGATATACTTAACAGCTCTCACAAGATACACCTTATTCAACAGGATAAGGATTCTCAATCTATAAAGGTTTGGATTCAGAGGGAGGACGAGATTCTTCTTTGGAAAGAATTCAATTCAAATATGCCAATTTCAATCGAGTACAATATAAATTTTTAAGATGAGCGAAGACCAAAAAGATGCTTTAGAGCAACTTAAGAAATCAGAAGAGTCAGCAAAAGATACGTTTGATTCGTGGGTAAACAACTTAGAAGACCAAGAACAGCCTGATGCTTGCAGCATTGATGACGAGGACTGTGAAGCTTGTGGGTCGTAATGAAGTCTCCATTTAATTTTATTGTACGCCCTTTAGAAGGGAAGAGATATAACAACACCAAAAGCATTGGCGGTATGGAGTTTGTCGTTAGTACCTCCGAGGAAGACCATAAGTTTTCTAACCGAGAAGCTGTTGTTGTTGAGACACCTGTAGGGTATACGGGAGATATAAAGATTGGCGACACCTTACTAGTACATCACAACGTGTTTAAGTTTTACAACGACATGAAGGGTAGACGTAAGAGTGGTAAGAGTTACTTTAAGGATGATTTATTCTTTGTAGATAACGACCAATTCTACTTATACAAGCAGGATGGGGAATGGAATAGTCATGATAGATTTTGTTTTATAGAGCCTGTAGCTGTTGTAGAAAGCTTTATAGATAAGTCATGTAAATACGAACCTTTAATAGGTCGCGTTAAGTATCCTAATGACTACTTAAGGTCAAAGGATATAAAGGAAGGTGACTTAGTTACCTTTAGCCCTGACAGTGAGTATGAGTTTAAGGTGGATGATAAAACCCTATACAGAGTATTCGACCATCAGGTAACTATGAAGTTGTAATATGGATTCAATAGATTTACGTAAGGAAATTATAGAGGCGGGGTATAAGGCTGTGAAGCAACTCATTAAGGTTGCTAAGGAGGATATTATAAAGCCGGACCCTATGGATGAGCTTGCTGCAGATAAGTTAAAGAACGCAGCCGCATCAAAGAAGCTTTCTATATTCGATGCCTTTGAGATATTAAAAAGAATTGATTCAGAGCAGGAGACTTTAGATATAGAATCTAAGGGTCCTAATAGAACGGATACAAAACAAGGATTTGCAGAACGAAGGTCAAAATAACTTATATCGCGTTATTCCCGATTACATCCCCTCAAGGCCACTATCAAAAAAAAATGGTAGCCGAAGTTGGTTGTATGGGTACAACGAGGAGTATGACTTTGTAAACATATCCAAGACAGGTCAGATAGGTGAGGTCGTTGAAATCTCAGGACTACGAATAGGATTACCTCCTACGCCTAAAGATTGCTACAGCAGGAATAAAGCAAAATCACAGCAGTATTGGGAGCGTGAAGAGTTCCCAAAAGAACTGCAGAAAATAAACTCTATATTTCAATGGAATGATATGCCGTCACCTTTTAAGGATAGATGGGTTGATTATATAGAGTCTGAGTTTGATAGAAGGGAGGAAGGGTATTGGTTCATGAATCATGGTGACCCGGCCTACATAACAGGTTCACACTATATGTATCTACAATGGACTAGTATAGATGTAGGTTATCCCGACTATCGAGAAGCTAACAGAATATTTTTTATTTTTTGGGAGGCATCAAAGGCTGACAAGCGTTCTTTTGGTATGACTTACCTTAAGATAAGGCGTTCAGGATTTTCTTTTATGGGGTCCTCGGAAGCGGTAAATACGGGTACGCTAGCGAAAGATTCTAGGGTAGGAATACTATCTAAGACAGGTTCTGATGCTAAGAAGATGTTTACCGATAAGGTTGTCCCTATCAATAGCAGGCTACCTTTCTTCTTCAAGCCAATCATGGATGGTATGGATAAGCCAAAGACAGAGCTTGCATTTAGAATCCCTGCATCTAAGATTACTAAGAAGAATATGTACGACACTGAAGCTGAGGAGCTTGAGGGGTTGGATACTACAATAGATTGGAAGAATACGGATGACAACTCGTATGATGGTGAGAAGCTATTGCTACTAGTACACGATGAGAGCGGTAAGTGGATTAAGCCAAATAATATCTTAAACAATTGGCGCGTAACAAAAACGTGTCTACGTTTGGGTAGTAAGATTATTGGTAAGTGCATGATGGGTTCTACATCAAATGCACTATCTAAGGGTGGTAGCAACTTCAAGAAACTTTACGAAGACTCTGATGTAAATACTAGGAATGCCAACGGTCAAACCAAGAGTGGTATGTACGCGTTGTTTATTCCTATGGAGTGGAACATGGAGGGTTTTATTGATAGATATGGGATGCCTGTATTTAAAAAACCTAATAAGCCCGTGTTAGGAGTGGATGGTGAGATGATAAGTAATGGGGCTGTAGATTATTGGGAGGCTGAAGTTGATTCACTTAAGGGTGACGCTGATGCTTTAAATGAATTCTACAGACAGTTCCCTAGAACAGAGTCGCATGCTTTTAGAGATGAGAGCAAGTCTTCGTTGTTTAACCTTACTAAAATATATCAGCAGATAGATTATAACGATTCATTGATTACAGAGCACCACGTAACTCGTGGCTCATTCCATTGGAAGGGAGGGGTAAAGGATACTGAGGTTGTATTTAGCCCCGATACTCGTGGTAGGTTCTTGGTAAGTTGGATTCCTAATAAGAATCTTCAGAACAGGTCTGTAAGCAAGAGAGGTAACAAGTACCCGGGTAATGAGCATATAGGTTCATTTGGGTGTGACTCCTATGATATATCAGGAACTGTAGGTGGTAAAGGGTCCAACGGCTCCTTGCATGGGCTTACTAAGTTTAACATGGATGAGGCTCCTAGTAATGAGTTTTTCTTAGAGTATATAGCTAGGCCACAGACTGCAGAGATATTCTTTGAGGAGGTTCTGATGGCGTGTATATTCTACGGCATGCCAATTCTTTGTGAGAACAACAAGCCAAGGCTTTTGTATCACTTTAAGAATAGAGGCTACAGAGGTTACTCAATGAATAGGCCTGATAAGGTGTTTAACAAACTCTCAAAGACAGAGAAAGAGTTAGGGGGAATACCTAACTCATCTGAGGACGTAAAGCAATCACACGCCTCAGCTATTGAGTCTTACATAGAAAAGCATGTCGGTATAGATATGAGTGGTGCGTATAGGGATTCTGATGAGATGGGCTTAATGCCTTTCGCTAGAACTCTTGAGGATTGGGCTAGGTTTGATATTAACAATAGAACAAAGTTTGATGCTTCGATTAGCTCAGGGTTAGCCATTATGGCTAATCAGAAGAGCTCGTATCAGCCCGAACAAAAACAGTCAAAAATAAGTGTTACCTTTGCTAAGTACAATAACAAAGGGTCAATCAGTGAATTACTAAGATAGATGAAAGAGGTAAATGTAAACATATCGGCTGCAGGTTTTCCTAGTCAATTTGTTTCAGATGCAGAAAAAGCAACTGAAGAATTTGGGATACAGATAGGTCAAGCAATACAGTACGAGTGGTTCAAGAGAGATGGTAATTCATGTAGATACTACGACCAATGGAGAGACTTTCATAGGTTGAGGTTATATGCAAGGGGTGAACAGTCTGTTGCAAAATATAAGACTGAGCTTGCCGTTGATGGTGACCTTTCATATTTAAACCTTGATTGGACTCCCGTACCTATCCTACCTAAGTTTGTAGACATCGTTGTTAACGGAATGTCTGACAGATTATTTAAGGTTAAGGCTTACGCTGAGGATGCAATATCACAAGAAAATAGAAGTAAGTTTCAGGAAATGATTCAAGGACAGATGGTTGCTAAACCAATCCTTGAGACGATACAGAAGAATACAGGTATGAATCCGTTTACTATGGAGCCTGATGACTTACCTGATAATGACGAGGAGCTTTCCTTGTACATGAACTTAAACTACAAGCCGGCTATCGAGATAGCTGAGGAGACTGCTATTGACACCTTACTCTCAGAGAATAAGTACGTAGACTTAAGGAAAAGATTTGACTATGACCTTACTGTATTAGGCATAGGTGTAGCAAAGCATGAGTTCTTACCGGGCGCAGGAGTTAAGGTTAGTTATGTAGACCCCGCGAATGTAGTGTACAGTTATACTGAAGACCCGCACTTTAAAGATTGTTTTTATTGGGGTGAGATTAAAACCGTACCTATTATTGAGTTAAGTAAGATTGACCAATCGCTCACTAATGAGGATTTTGAAAAAATCTCTCAGTACAGTCAGAGTTGGTACGACTACTACAACACAGCTCAGTTTTACGAGAATGATATTTTTTACAAGGATACCGCTACATTAATGTACTTCAACTATAAGACTACTAAGAAGATTGTCTATAAGAAGAAGGTGTATGATAATGGTGGCTCTAAGATGATTGAGAAGGACGACCAATTTAATCCACCCGTGGAGATGATGGATGAGGGTAACTTCGAGAAGGTAGAGAAAACTATTGACGTTTGGTACGAAGGCGTTATGGTTATGGGGACGAACATCTTACTTAAGTGGGAGATGGCTGAGAACATGGTTAGACCTAAGTCTGCTAGTCAGCATGCTATCTCTAACTACGTAGCCGTAGCTCCTAGAATGTATAAAGGAAATATTGAATCTTTAGTAAGAAGGATGATTCCTTTTGCTGATTTAATTCAGATAACACACTTAAAACTTCAGCAGGTAATATCAAGAGTTGTACCTGACGGTGTTTACATTGACGCGGATGGATTAAATGAGGTAGACCTTGGAACAGGTAGTGCGTATAACCCTGAGGACGCTTTAAGATTATACTTCCAAACAGGTAGTGTGATTGGTAGAAGCTACACGCAGGATGGTGACTACAACCAAGGTAAAGTTCCTATTCAGCAGCTAACCTCAAATTCAGGGGCTAGCAAAACGCAAATGCTTATTGGTAACTATAACCATTACTTAGGAATGATACGAGCTGTAACAGGCTTAAATGAAGCGAGAGACGGTTCTACTCCTGACCCTAATTCTTTGGTTGGAGTGCAAAAGCTAGCAGCGTTAAATTCCAACACAGCTACAAGGCACATATTAGATAGTAGTCTTTATATTTATAAGACGCTAGCTGAAGCTTTAACGTACAGGGTTTCTGATATACTAGAGTACGCCGACTTTAAGGATGAGTTTGTTAATCAGATAGGTAAGTACAATGTATCTATCCTAAACGAGATTAACAGTCTATACATTTATGACTTTGGAGTCTTTATTGAGGTGTCTCCTGATGAGGAAGAGAAAGCTCAGCTTGAGCAGAATATACAGATGGCTTTATCTAAGGGTGATATAAACTTAGAGGACGCTATTGATATTAGAGAGATAAGAAACTTAAAACTTGCTAATCAATTACTTAAGGTTAAGAGAATTAAGAAGCAAGAGCGTGACGAGAAGATGGCTATGCAGAAGCAGGCTATGACAGCTCAGCAGCAATTAAAGTCTCAAGAGATGGCGGCTCAAGTTGCTATGCAAAAGATTCAGGCGGAGAGTCAAGCTAAGATGCAGCTCAAACAAGCTGAGATAGCTTTTGAAATTGAGAAGATGAATAATGAGGCTCAGCTTAAATCCATGCTAATGGATAAAGAGTTTAGTCTTAACATGCAGTTACGTGGTGTGTCCGAGCAAGCTTTAGACCAAAGGGAGAATCAGAGAGAGGATGCTAAGTCGGCTCGCATTAGTCAGCAGAACACAGAGCAGAGTAAATTAATTAATCAGCGCAAGAACAACCTACCGCCTCAGAACTTTGAGTCTAACGAGGATAGCTTAGATGGGTTTGATTTAGCTGAATTTAACCCAAGGTAGTATGGCAACAAAAGGTAGAACAAAAAAGAATAAGATATGCTCTGCAGGAATTGCGTGGGCAAAAAGAACATTCGACAGATACCCTTCAGCTTATGCAAACATGGCTGCAAGTAAATATTGTAAAGACCCTAACTACGCTAAAAAATCTAAAAAATAATGGCAGCATACGGAACTAAAAAGAAGAAGCCTAAAAAACCAAAGTACTAATGGGTGAGCTTAAAAAGTGGAGAGATGAGAAGTGGGTTCGTATAGGGACTGACGGTTCTATTAAAGGAGCGTGCGGTACTAGTAAGAATAAAAAGAACCCTGATAGATGTTTACCACTTAATAAAGCTAATAGTATGAGTAAAGCAGAAAGAGCTTCAACTGCTAAAAAGAAAAAGAAGTACGGCAGAAAAAAACAGTTTGTGTCCAATACCAAGGCAGGTAGGGTCACAAGAAAAAGCGTCTAAAATATAAATAAATTTTGTTTAACTTTGCATAAAATCAAATCAAATGGAAATTAAAGTAAAAGCGTTAGACGGTGTAGAGCAGAAGTCTACAGCGGAGGTGGAAGAGGAATTGCTAGAAAAGCATGAAGAGCAGTTTGAGGACTCAGCACCAACAGAAGAAACTCAGGTAATAGAAGAACCGCAAGCCGAAGAGGTTGAGCAGCAAGAGCCGCAAGGCATTACCGAGGAGCAAGTTCTTTCACATATTAAAGAAAGATACAATAAGGAGATTACATCAGTAGATGAGTTGTTTGTAGAGCGAGAAGCTCAAGAAGAACTACCTGAGGATGTAGCTGCTTATTTTAAGTATAAAAAAGAAACAGGGCGAGGCATCAGTGACTATGTTAAATTACAACAGGACTTTGATGAGGTAAACCCTGAATCTTTGCTAAGAGATTATCTTAAGGCTACGGAAACAGCTCTTGACGATGACGACATTCAGTCGTTAATGGATGAGTATTCCTACGATGCAGACTTAGATGAAGAGTCGGACATTAAGAAAATCAAGGTGGCAAAGAAAAAAGCTATTGCTAAGGCTAAGAACTACTTTACCGAGCAGCAGGAGATGTACAAGCAACCACTTGAGTCAAGACAGGAAGCTATCTCTGAGGGCGAGAATGAGGAGTACAAAGCGTATAAGCAGTATTTGAATGAGGCGGCAACGCAGCAAGAGGAGACAAAAAGAAAGTCTGAGTGGTTCTCACAAAAGACTGACGAGGTTTTTAACAATGAGTTCAAAGGTTTTGAGTTCAATATTGGAGAAGACCAAGTCACTTTTAATCCGGGTAGTGCAGAGGAAGTAAAGAAGGCTCAGCTATCACCAATGAATTTTGTTAACAAGTATTTGGATGATAACGGACTTATGAATGACGCTGCAGGATACCACAAAGCACTAGCCGTTGCAATGAATCCTGAGAAGTTTGCTCAATTTTTTTATGAGCAGGGTAAAGCAAATGCGACAGAGGATGTTATGAGGAAGACTAAGAATATTAATATGACAACTCGCAACGCCCCTGCTTCAACTGTTAAATCAGGAGCACAAGTTAGGTCTTTGAGCAGTGACTCAGGTCGAGGTTTAAAGATTAGGAGTATTAAAAGAAAATAATTTTAAAAAAACAAAAAAATGGCAGGTTCAGTACAGACTAGTCCGGGCTTTGATTTACAGCCCTCAGCACAACAAGTGCCGACAGCGACTAATTACATTACAGATTTTAACTTCTTAAGTCAGTATCTACCGGATACTTACGAGAAGGAATTCGAGCGTTACGGTAATCGTACCGTAGCATCTTTCCTACGATTGGTTGGAGCAGAGATGCCTTCTAACTCAGACCTTATCAAATGGGCAGAGCAAGGAAGACTACACACTAAATACGTTAACTGTAGCTCAGGTGCAGCAGCAGCGCAAGGTACTGCAACTATTACAGTAGCAGATGTTCTTGACCCTAATAGACAGAATATTGGCTTAACAGCAGGTTCTATTGCTATTCGTGTAGGTAATACAGTTATGATTTCTGACAACGCAGGTTCAGGAAGCAATAAAGGGGTTGTAACTTTGGTTGATACAGCAGCAGGTACTTTCAATGTAGCTTATTATGAAGGTACAGGTCAAGCGTTTGGTAACACCGCAACCTTAACTGTATTTATTTACGGTTCTGAGTTTAAGAAAGGAACGAATGGTATGGCAGGTTCTTTAGAGGCTTCTGATGAAATCTTTGAAAACAGTCCAATCATCCTTAAAGATAAGTATGCAGTATCAGGTTCTGATATGGCTCAAATCGGATGGGTTGAAGTTACTACAGAGAATGGTGCGGCAGGATACCTTTGGTACTTGAAGTCTGAGCACGAAACTCGTCTTCGTTTTGATGACTACCTAGAAACATCTATGTTGGAGGCGGTTCCTGCAGCAGCAGGCTCAGGTGCAGCATCAGCAACAGGTGATGCAGGTAACAAAGGTTCTGAAGGTGTATTCTACGTTGTAGAGAACAGAGGTAACGTATGGTCAGGTGGTAACCCTAACGTATTGGGTGACTTTGACGCTGTTATCCAACGTCTTGACAAGCAAGGTTCTATTGAAGAGAACGTAATCTTCGTTGACCGTCAGTTCGGATTCGATGTTGATGACATGTTAGCTGCTCAGAACTCTTACGGTGCAGGTGGTACGTCTTACGGACTATTTGACAATGACGAAGAGATGGCTCTTAACTTAGGATTCACAGGATTCCGAAGAGGTTATGACTTCTACAAGTCTGATTGGAAATACTTGAATGACCCAACTATGCGTGGTGGTTTACCATCAGGAGCAGGTTCAGGAAAAATTAACGGATTGTTAGTTCCTGCAGGTTCAACTTCAGTGTATGACCAAATCTTAGGTAAGAACGCTAAGCGTCCTTTCTTACATGTACGTTACCGTGCTTCACAAACTGAAGACCGACGTTACAAGACTTGGATTACAGGTTCAGCAGGTGGCGCAGCTACTTCTAGCTTGGATGCAATGGAGGTTAACTTCTTGTCTGAGAGAGCTGTATGTAC